TCCAATCAAATTCATATCCTCCTATTTGATTTATTTTATCTATTGCACTCCCTATTGGAGTTACATTATCCTTTAATCTTTCATCCGATGAAAAGAATGCTGTTATATCCCCGGTAGCATTTATAGCACCATTAACTAATAGTGCACTACCTGTTATATCACCAGTAACTGATAAACTTGAACCAGAATACTGTCCAGTAGTTTTAAATCTTGAACCAGATACAGGTCCTGAGAATGATCCTGATACTGCAGTTACTTCTCCTGAAAATACTCCTTTAGTTGCATTTATTTGACCTGTAGTACCAGATGGTGAAGTACCTATACCTAGACAATGAGCCTGTAAGTGACTAGTGAACTTAGATGTACCAGTACCATTAATATTAAGTAAACTACCTGATATATTTCCGTTAATGTCTATTTTACCTGAACCTGAGATAGTTCTAGTATTTAAATCTAAATTTCCTCCAAGCTGTGGTGTAGTATCAGCTAATACTGTTGATGACCCACTAATATTGGCAGCTAATTGAGCTGAGCTTGATACTAAAGTTTTAGCATTTATATTACCGATATTTAAAGCATTCGTAGTAATGTCACTTTTATTTGTATCTATTCTGCTAGCTAAGGATGAACTTGTTGATGTAAACGAACCACTAATGTCTGATGCTATTTGAGCTGAGCTACTAATTAAAGTATTACCTAGTTCGCTTTCAGCTGCAGTTATTCTAGAAGCTAAAGAGGAACTTGTTGATGTAAACGAACCGGATATCTCAGAAGCTATCTGAGCTGAACTACTTAATAGAGTATTACCTAATTCAGATTCAGCAGCTGTTACTCTAGCCGCTAATGATGAGCTCACTGCTTCGTTAACCGTAACTCTAGCTGCTAATGATGAACTAAGTGCAGTTGAGGAACCTGAAATATCAGCTGCTATTTGTGCTGAACTACTTATTAGGCTATTACCTAATTCTCCTTCTGCTGTAGTAATCCTAGCTGCTAAAGAAGAGCTAAGTGTAGTAGAAGAACCTGAAATGCCTGCTGCAGTTAACGTACGTATCAATGTTGCGTTAGCTCCAAGTGAACCTGAGATGTCTGATGCTATTTGAGCTGAACTTGATACTAGAGTTTTTCCTTCAAGAGTTCCTATTCTATTATTAAAATTAATTAAGGAACCTGATACTGATGTCCATCCAGGTAGTTTTAAATCAGATCCTGTGATTGCTAAAGTAGAATTTAGATTACCTTTTATATCTACACTTCCTGTAAATCTATGAAAGTCATCTGAACTATCTCCAAATCTAGTTGATCCTGATTCAAAAATAGTAGATGATGAAACTATCTCTGTATGAAATTCTTGAGCAGTTAAAGTACCACCTATAGTGAAATCACCAGATACGTTTCCTGATCCAGTTAAGAATAATGTATCGTTTGCAAAATCGTATGTAAAGTTTGATGAACCTGTTACTAGTGCGTTAGACCCTGTAGCAGTACTACCTGATTTAATCTGAATAGAAAAACGAGGACCTCTACCTACATTGACAGGGAACTCGGTCGAACCTCCTGATGATTGAGATTTAAATAAAGTTAGGCTATAATCAGTCCTAGATGCAGAATAATAAAATTCTCTAAAATTAGTATCTAACTCTGTATGAGTAAGTGGTGATCCTTTTGTATTTCTAAACGTTAGTGCCATTATAATTTGCTTTTAAGTTCATCTATTTCAGCTTTTAACTCTTTAATAGATTCAACTAAGTAAGGTATAACACCGCTATAGTTAACTCCAAGATAGCCTTTATTATCTTCAGATACAACTTCTGGAATAAATTCTTTTATATCTTGTGCTATAAATCCTGATAGAACTTCTTTCTGTCCTTTTAATGTATAAGTAACTCCTTCTACATTTTGTATTTTTTCTAACGATGGTCCTATCGGGGTTATATTATCTTTTAATCTTTTATCAGATCCCTGTACTACAGTTGCAGATGCTTTTATACTTCCTGAGACTGTTAATTGATGACTTATAGGTAAGTCGTTTGTTTCATGTAGGTTTATTCCTACTCTACTACCACTTACTATAAATCCTGAAACAGTTTTTAAAGCTGAGCTCCCTGTATAAAAAGCAACTCTTCTATCTGTTCCGGTACCTACACCTGAAGTCAGAGCAATATCATGAGGAGTATTATTTACGTTGGCAGCAACACTACCGCTATAGTGTAGTCTTAAAGTTTGACCTGAGTTTTGTAAAGAGCTTGAATAGAAATATGTTCCGAAATTAGAATCTATTTCTTCGTAAGTTAGCGGTGTTCCTTTGGCTGCTCTAAAATTAATTGTAGGCATTATATATCGAATTTAACTAAATAAGTTGTTTCTATACTATCACTTTTAGGTATCGGACGATTAAACTTTGCTACTGCTAATAATTCATCAGCACTATTGTAAAGTCCTACAGAAGTAACGTAAGGATTAAAAAAGCTTCCGGTTACATTATTTCTCAAGGTCCCGTTCGAACCTGTTGTTGCTGAGGGGTTAAGAGTGAAATTTAATTCAGAATCTTTAACCCTACAGTATACATTATATGTATAAATAGGTAGATTTGATTTCCATCGCAAGTGATGTCTATTATATGTACTATAGTATCTTGCTATAATAGGATCTGTTATCATTATTAATCCTTGATTATAGTTTATATCACCTACTATTCTTAATGGCTTAGTAAAAAATACAGTTTCTGAAAACTCATTAATATAGTTTGCATTAGCTCCTGATAGAATTAATCTACCCTCCCCATCATCTATGACTTCTATTCTTTGTTGGTCAGTATCTATATCTACGTAATGACTGTCAGCTGATTCAGTAACGTACGAACTTTCTGATACTATATAATCTTCTAAATTAATAGGGTTACTACCATATAAAAATCCAGGTTTTTCAAAATAAAGTTCTTCCCCAGTAATTGCATCAGCTGCAAAACCGTCTACTGCATAATTATCTGTTGCTTCTTTTTCAGGTTTTAATTCAAAAGTATTAGGTTGAATACCTACTCCGAAAAGTTTTCTAGGAATATTAATTATAGCTATTTCGTCTTGCAGTCTCCTCGACCCAGAAATAGATAATGTAGATTGAAGATTTAGTTCTCTAGAACCGCTATACTGCGATATTCCAAACGAATCTCTATAGAAAAGATTATCTGCACTACTATATACTAAGCTTTGGTATTCACTTTTGTATATATCGTTAGGATAACTATATGCTGCTTTACTAGAGCTAAAACCCCTTAAGGTGTGTATATTATATGAACCTGTAGCGCTACCGCTAACCTCCCACTGTTTGCGGGCTATGTAGTCTGTTATAAAGACATCTTGTGCATTGAGTTGCTTTAATGCGCTCATTCATTAATAGTCTAACTTTATTCTAATTAAAGATTCTTTTGTAAAGTCTTTAAGTAACGGTCTAGATAATTTAGCTACAGCTAATAAGTCATTATTATCGTTATAAAGACCTACTGATGTAATAAATGATTGTGGTGAGTTGATCATAACATTATGAAGTAATTCCCCTGATCCTGTAATGTTAGAAGGGTTAGTAGAGTAGTTAAACTCTGCATTTCTTGCTCTAACGAAAACAAAGTTAGAAGAAATAGTCTCTTCAGCTTGTAATCTAAAATTCGAACCGTAAGTTAAAAGTTGTGAAAACGTTTTTAAATTATTTTGACCTAGTAAATTGTTACCTCTACTACTAGTATAAGCTAAACCTCCACTAGCTATAGGAGCTCCTAATGCATTTCCGTTTATTAGTATAACTCCAATATCTGGAAGTAACTTACCGTAAGAGCCTGAATTTGCAGTATATCCGTTAGTTTGAACTTTACCAGTAGATAGTGTACCTACTGATCCTGTAATTAATTCAAATACTCTTCCTGAATCGCTAAACGTCGTTGTTGCAACTACTTTACTATCATCTGTTATTCTAAGTACGTTTGTACTTCCTGATACCTGTAATTTTAAATCTAGAGTACCTGGTAATAATTTTTCTTTATATCTAGCTCTATCAATATTAATTGCATAAAAATGCTCTGAAGTAACTGAGCCAAAAGTAAACTGTGAATCTTCGTCTCCTAAAATTAAGTTTCTATATTGACCGAATACTGTTGACGAAGGTGATTTACCTTCAACGTTAGAGTTGAATAATAGTGAACCTGAGCCTAATTTATCAGCATATGCTATACTAAACTGTACTTTTGAACCAGCTAAGTTAGAAGCTGTTTGGTATATATCATAATAATAGTCTCCTGATGCACCTCCGGTTTGAGTTGAGGATGTAAAAAAAGTTGTAAGTGTTGTTGAGTCGCCCGACCATATAGGTGAAGTAATCGATTCAGCACCAACTACAACGTCTTCTGTATCAAATCTTTTATATGACATAATTAGTTAGTTTTAGTAATTGTTACAGGTATAGTTAATCTTGCACCGGAATCTCTACCTATCACTGTAATAGTAGTTCTAAGTTGAGTCCTTGTACCAAATAAAGTATTTACTGAAGTGGCAGTAAGGTTAATAGAGGTTCCTAATACTGTCTTAGAGACGTTAGTACCTACTGTTGTTGCTGTGTTTAACCTTTCAGCTTCGTCAGTGTTTACTCCAACTCCAGTAAATGAATTTAATACTCTAGAGTCGGCTATAGTAGCTGTATATCCTGATGCTTCAAATAATGATGTTGCTCCTAAGTAGTTAAGAGTTTGAGGAGTTATAGCTACTGATGCTCCTTGTTTAAGAGTTACAGAAGCAAATCCTAAATCCAATACTGGGAGTTTAGATGTACCTCTAGGAAGAGTTGTAAGTTTATATTTCATAATCTGAGTCTCATCTGGAAACGCTTCTACTAGTGGTAGATTTTCTATAGCTTCTCCGTATAGAGCAGATCCTGAAGGATGTGATGGATTATAGAGAGTATAATCTATTTCATCATCAGCAAGAGCAAATTGAGTAATCTTAAAGGAACCGTCTCCTTTAGCTAGAAGCTCTCTTCCTTTTTTTGTTAAAATCGCATCTACTGTTACGATTGAATTATCTAAGTATCCCATGTTAAGGTGTATTTTATATAAATATATGAAAAAATAATTAATCTACACTACTCACAATACCATTTTCACCAACCACATAAATTTCATCTTTTTCAATAGAATAAACTTTAGCGTCGGCTAATCTTAAAATTCTTTCTTTTTCTTCTCTAAATAAAATATTAGAGCCTGAAGGGAAAGATTGAAAAGCAAAAGTACTGCCTGTAGCAATTCTTTTTGTGTTAAATCTAACATCTAATATTAACCTATCAGACAGAGATGTATCTCTTATAGTAGCATTATCAGCGTCTGTTGGGTGTATACTAGCTTCGAAAGAAACTAATTTGATAGCAGGGTCATCTCCTACCACACTACCGCTATCAAGTTTACTTCCATTATACCTACCGTTTATATACCCAGCTTTAGTATACGCACAGTCCTGTATTGCAGCTGGTTGTGCAGTACCAGCTATAATTGCATCTAAATTAGTAGGTTGAAACTGGCTAGAATCTCTATCTACTACTTTAGCTACTGTATTTAATTTTAATGCACTTGAGTTACTTAATAAAGGATTGTTATCACTATTATTAAAATTAGATGTCAAGAAAGGAGTAAATACTATTTGAGATAATACTTCTCTAGATATTCCTTCAGCATCTAATGAAGCGGTAGCAGATAACTGTAAAGGTTGAATAGTCAGGAAGAAATGAGTCCCCCTGTTAGTTCTATTTACAATTTTAGCTGTTTTAGTACTACCGGCATAATCAAAAGTAATTTTTTCTACTTCTTTTAAAGCATTTTGTATAGCTACACCCTCTTGTGACTTAAGAGGAAAGCTCATACCTTGTAAAAAATAAGGAGCAATATTAACTGATGCTGATACACTACTAGATATTAGCAGATTGACATTACCTCTATCGCCTCCATAGTTTGAAAAGGAGGAAGGATTAAGTGCTTTAAAATCGTCTATAGTTGGCATATAATTTTATCTAATTAGTATGATCCACCGCTAGGGTTCCACTGTCCGTAATAAACGTTACCGTGATTATCTTCATCTGTTTTATAAATAGTTAGAGTACTTGCAGTAGTTATTAAGCTACCTCCGTCAGCTGAACCTGTATACCATCCTGCAAATGAAGATGGGTATGTCGCAGTTGCTTCTACAGTAAAGAACTCAAATGCATCGAAATCGTGTACGTATCCTAAGCTACCGCTAGGCCCGACTGTGCTTGGATAAGTTATACTAAAGTTACCTGCACCTGAGCCTGATGGTAATATTCTATAGTAATCTCCTAAGTAATCAACTTGCAGAGCAATCTTACAAGAAGCTGGTAGCGGATCAGTCAAAAAGAATGCTGATAGATCCATTGATATAATAGGCTGTGCTGATTTTTTAAGAGTATTACTTTTGTTCAATTCTCCATCTTGTACTATTAAGAACGAACCACTAAACTCTCCTGTTAATCTAACCTCTTCTCCTGAAACGTTTCTCTGTACTCTACCTAATGGTGATACTATAGAAGAAGAGTAATCAGTTGTATAGCTTTGACTTGCTGCAAATGGGAATGAACCTCCGTCACTTCCTGTGATTGTAGCGACCGATATACTACTTGTATAAATTTGGTTAGTAAAAGATACTACAGGTTGATTAATTTTACTTCTGTTAAGTATATGTGGCTCTACTATAAGACCAGTAGCAGCAACGTTTTTAGCAGGTAAAAAATCTCTTATTTGCTTAAATAAAGAGTTATCGAAAAACTTGAGCAGTCTTACAAAACCGCTTGGACTTCTATGAAAAGTTAACTCGTCTTCCCAATTAAATTCAGCATTCTCCCACGATGTAGTTATATCTTCCCAGTTTACATCTCCTAATAATGTATTGCTTACTTTATTTAAAGTTTCATAACTACTAGCACTAAATATGCCGGGATCTCCTATGTACTGGTCTATATTAAAGCTACCAGTAGCTCGAGATCTAATAATAGTATTAGTATCTTTATTAATGTTAAATCCTACATGTACTTCGTGCGAATCACTTGAATACCTTATATCTTTATTAAACATCGAAGTAAAGTTAGATAACGTACTACCAGTTAATAAACTTCCGGTGTTATCTAATCTTATACCGTCTAAAGATCTTGAAAGATGAGGGACAGGTCCAAAAAAATCATCTGTTCCTGGTTTAACTGCTGGGGATGTTTTAATCTCTAATATGTCTTCAGGTATCCCGTAACACGATATTAATGCTCTCAAACCTCTTTGAGTTCCTTTAGTCTTTATTAAATAAGGTATATTATGATAAAGTCTTTTGTATATTTCTTTTTGATAAGATTCTTTAGGTACAGGTTGTAAATGGCTATTACTTCCAGAAGCTACAGTTATTGAGCTAGATATTATTTCACTTCCTGTATTATAGGTCTCTCCTATAAAGCTGTTAAATAAATTATCTAAAGATGCATTACTATCGTACAGCCTTATACCAAAGCTTTCGATAGCATCTTTGACTAAGTCTTTAGATACACCAAAGTTTAATCTATTATCTGCATCATACTTATCTGATACTGCTTTAAAGTATATCCATAGATTGTCAAAATGCTGACCTATCATATGAATAAACAGAAGATAAGGCTCGTTATTAGAGTCTTCTCTAATGTATGTAGGTATAGTATTAGTTAGTATATCAAAGTTAGTTGCATCATAATTAGAAGCACTATTAAGTTGAGTCGAATACCAGGTTGTAGATTCGTTAGTATCAGATTTTTGAGGTTTATAAGGTCGTGAAGAATTAATTTTAGGCCAAGAAAACGAACCACTTTCATAAAATAAAAATCTATCGTAATGATCAAAATTATTAACTATACCTTTTATTAAACCATCATAATACTCTCTACTTCCTGAAATACCAGGTAGGTTTAATCCTGATAAAGATGCTGAATAAATAGAATCTTCATAAGAGTGAATAAGATCTAATTTATATTTGAAGTTTCTTAATCTTTCTTCGGCAGAACTAAAATGAATAAAGTCATTATAGTCATTATGATCAATAGCTATTTGAGCACTTTTTTCGTTGAATAAAGAATATAGTTCGTAAAAACTACTACTTACAGGGTAGCTGAAAAGTTCATTATAGTTTAAAAATTCAGTAGTATTAGATTTTTTTTCGTTTACTTCTAAACTAAAATTAGGCCCCTTAAGTTTTACTAATTTTTCTTTTTCTTCTTCTATTTCAGAAGTACATTCAAATACTGCTGGGTTAGATACCTCTTCATAGATATTTAGCAATGTATTTTTTTGGAATAATCCCGGTAAAGGCTCTTTTAACTTTACTACTAATGAATTATTATCAAATTTTAAATTTATTGCTTCAAGAAAATTATCTTCAGAGTTTATATAGAATACGTCGAAGTTATTAGAACTTCTAATTTTTTCTTCGAACGCTGTTCCAAAAGTTTCGAATTCTTTATCTGTAAGAGTAGAAGAAAGTATTTTTACCTCTAATCTATCAGGAGATATTTCTGAAGCAAATAAATTACCCCCGAACTTATTATCAGTAAAAGGGTTATTTAAAAATTTATATTTTAATATTAAATCTGAGCCATTAAGACCGTTATCGATTATATTCTTTACTGGGTCTAGAGTAACAACTGATGCTCCGTCCTTACCGGCATTTTGAGCGTTATTAAGTAATGAGTATTCAGTTAAATTTTCGTCTACTCTAATTACTGTCCCTTCTAATGAGCAAAACTCTAATCTTATAAAGTTTTTGTTAGAAGCAAAAGAGCTATTAATATCAAAACTATTGACTATAGAATTTTGATTTTCATTCAAAAAATCTTCAGGGTAATATGAACCCGAAGTAAGCTCTTTTATTTTATACTTAATGTTAATCACTTGCTACCTGGTTTGTCAGATCGATTATCTGTTCTTGTTGTGATAATAATTGTTCTCTTAAATTAGCTATTTCGTCTAAAAGAGGCTGTATATCGGCAGTATCTTTTTCGAATCCTACTAACTCCGTACTTTTTTTAATTAAGAATTCATGAGAGTTAGTTTCACCTTTCAGAGGTATTTCGTAATATAACTCATCATATGCAGTGAAAAATTCATCTACAGTAATAGTATCCTCTTCAACAGGGGGTTCAACAAAAAAAGCAAAGTCTCTATCTAAAACTTTATCTAATTGCTCTTTGTTAAATACTTTATTCTTAACTTGTACATTTTTAGCCATTTCTTACAACTTTAAAAATATTCTTATCATCTAATACAAACGTGCTACCTGCTAAGGTAGTCTTAATTAATAGTCTATAATTTCGTTCAGGTTGAAAAGTATTCATATATACATCAAAATAACTACTTGTATTATCTGCGGATATCTTAGTAAAGTTGTCGTCGAAATCAACTATCATCTGTTCACTAAATTCGTCTTTAACGCCCCAGTATGAATCGGCAGGGAGCTTAAATTCAGTTAAGTATATAGAGCTAGTTGTAAAAGTACGGGTAGGGTATTTAGGTCTAGCTGATATTCTAAACCTTACTGTATCAGAATCTAAATATTTTTCTTTATGATTTTTTATAGAAACTGTAGCTATGTCTGAACTGAGTGCGGTAAGACTGCTGCTATATATTGTATCGCTCCATTTAAACTCTAGATAAGGAGGAAAGATAGTATTAGTATCTTTACCAAAATAGTTTAACTTTATACTAGATGATAAATAATTTTCATAAGTATCTTCAAGTTTTAGTAAGAAGCCGTTATTAGATAGAGTACCTCCGTTAATAGCTGCTATTGCTGAGGTCATATCTATATTTAAATCGTAATCGCTATCTACGGTAAACGATTGGGATCCTGTAGTTGTATTTAAAAAATCACATCCTAAACTACTCCATTGAGTGGTTGCAGCATCTTTAAACTTCCAAGATACTCCTGTTCTGTTTATAGGGTCATCACCGCTTTTACCTGTTCCTTCAGTCCAGGAAGACGATATAGGGTGAGCTTTAATAGTAAAGCTAGTAGGTATTTCACTAGCGTTAGCTAAATAAAAATTTAAACTTGCACTATAACTACCTGATACTTTATTACTTATAGTAGAAGTTATATCGTCAGTTTTATATTGAACTAAAGCTCGGTTTGTTCTTCCTACTGCAAAGTCAAGAGGATCAGGAAATCCTCCTATTTCTAATATTTCATCTCTACCTGCATTAGGATATAAACCTGCAACATTAGGGTCGCTAGTTATAAACGAGTCTTTTTCTGGGTAAATTCTGTATATTGCCATTTTACAAAGTAATTATTCTACCCTCTATATCAGTATTAGGATATTTGACTTCAAATATACTAGGATCATAAGAAGGGTATACTATGTTATCTCTCGTTGCTCCTTTCACATCATACTCATATTGTGAGTAGTTTCCACCTGCTAAATTAGTAAGCTCAATATTTTTAACTGTTTGAACTCCTTTTACTCTATCAAGAAGAGTATAAACTTCTGATAAATTTACAGGTTGATTGATAGACCATTTAGCTATATCGAAATAATCTTTTAATTTTTCGTTACACGCTAAAAGTACTTCTCTTCCTGTAGTGTTTGGAAGAGTAACTATTTCAAATTTTACTTTAATGTTAATTACAAATGCATCTAAAATATTAATACTATCAGTAATCATTTTATATAGAGATAAGTATTTTTTAAGATTTTCTCTCAGTGATTGAGATGCATTAGTTAAATTTTTTAAGTTATCATAAGCTAATACATATAAATTTATATCTAACGAATTTAAATTTTGTAAAAGTTTAGTATCGTCTGTAGAAGCTTGTACTGCATAACTTTTAGCTATAGAGCCGAATTGAGAAGGTAAAGCTAAAGATCTTACTGTATAGTCATCTAATGTGACTGTTCTTTTTTGTTCTGAAAAAGCTCTTAATGAGTTTTGTCTAAGCTCTTCTACCGTATCTCCATCTTTTCCTCCTGTAGCAGGTTCAGGATTAAAAAAGGCTAAGGTATCTTGATAAGTATTATCAGATACTGTTATAGTAACTGCTGCTTGATCAGTTATACTGTTAGCAGGTGCGTTAGCGTTAATTCCTCCTCCTTTAAGATATCTTACTGTTAATGTAGTATTAGAGGGAGCTAGACCGTAAGTTCTTGAAAAAAGAAAGTTCGATGGGTCATAAGCTACATCTAAACTATTAGCTAATCTTATATTAGTAGGCTGTAGATTTTCAGGTGATGGTAGAAACTCATTATCATTCAACTCTGATATACCTGCTCCAAACTGTAGTTGTAGTATATTTTTAGAAGTAAATCTAGTAACAAATCTTCTAGAGACTTTTTGTAAAACTAAATTTTTTGGAGCTAAATCATTATCTGAAGCTGTATTAGTCTGTTCTTTTATTACAGTATCTTGAGCTAAAAATGGTACTTCAGTCCATGTATTACCTTCGCTATCTGTTACGTCTAGTACTCCTATAATATTAGGTTCATCTATTTGAACAGTAGCAAATTTTTCAGCTGTAGTAAAGCTAAATGTAGTAGTAGCTATTTCTCCTGATGATGCATTAACTTTTTTAGAAAGTAAATATTCTGCAGGATTCCCTGAGTCAACAGAAAAGACTGTTATTTCAGTTGGATCGTAAGAGCTAGAAAAGCTAAAATCTACTTCTTTAGTCGTAAGAAAGTTTGTATTACCTGTTGCTGTGCTTGCTATAGATGAATTAGCTGCTATCTTTAATGCTTGATTAAAGTTGGGAAGATAGTTTGGACTAGTAGCTGCTACTCTTTGAGTTACAGTTAGGGTAGTTTCAGCAGCTGCAGTAGCTCTTGGAGTATACCCCATCATGTATGCTAACGAGTAAAGATTAGCAGGATCTTTAGCATGTTGTAAAAATGTTTCTTGTAGTTGGTTATCTTGGTAGAATGACAATACATCTCCTACATACGCAGCCATTTCTATAAACATCATACCTGGAGAGGTAGGACTAAAGTCATTATAAGCGTCGGGAA